CGGTTATGCCGCCGGCCGCGTCATAGCCCTGCCGCATGAGGCCTGACAGGCCGTTGACGTAATTCCCATATTCCTGCGAGGCGAGGCCTTGCCCGAACTCCGTCAGAGCCTTGCCCTGCGCGCCCGAATAGAGCCCGCCCTTGGACGCCGCGGAACGATCGAGCGCACTAACCCCTTGATCCATGCGGAAGCCGTAGCCGGGCGTCGTCTGGAAGTTGGCCATCGCCGCGTCTGCGGCTTCCCGGCCATTCAAGCCGAAGAGGTTGGCGATCTGCGAAAGCGACTGGGTGCCGACATCCGCATAAGGCTGGTAGTTGCCTTTTGCCGTGTCCAATTCGCCAAGGGCACCAGCCAAAGCCGCGTCGAGGTCGCCAAGCGAATCCGTCGTGTACTGCTGGCCGAGGACTTTATTTTCCTTGGCGATGTTGGCCTGAATTTTGGCGGCCTTTTGCGTAGCTTTCGCTTGGTCTGTGCCGAACAGCGATCCAAAGAACCCCATTATGAGGACTCCTGCAAATTGGCGTTCTTGAGCGCCGTCAAAAGAGAATTGAACGCGGTCGCGATCTCGGCATTCGTCGGGCTCACGCCCAAAGCAGCAACGTTCACAGCGACGCGCTTGCTGACTTCCTCAAGACCGCCCAAATATCTGTGATAGGGCTGCGTTAGTTTGTTGTTTGCCTGATCCATAACCGCGGTCTGGATCGTCGGCATGATGTGAATTTGCGCCATCAGGGCTCCAGAAGCTCGGCGTCAAGCGCCGCGCCCGTCACGCCGCGAACGACCGGGGCCGACATTGAAATCTTGTAGATGCGCCCGTCTTCCTTCGTCTCGCCGAGGCGGTCGAAGACAACCCGCGTATCCCATTGCGAGGACTCGCCGATCGTGGCCCTTTCCTCATTCGACCATGTGCGCCCGCTGTTGTCGGACCATTGCAGCATGACCGTTGGGTCGGACTCGTGGTCGTCTGTCGAGACAAGGCCAACGCCCGGAATGAAGTCGATAAACAGCCGGTCGTGACAAGCCCGGTTCGGGTAGGCATGAACCGGGGAGGTGTGGATCGTCATCACGAGATTGTCGCCGTTCTCGGTGTAAACGTCCGGGTCGATCTCATAGAGAAGGCCGTCTTCGTGGTCTCCGACGACACGCGAGCCATTGACGTTGACGAAGACCTCGCCGCGCCAGCGCGTATGCCCCTCGCTCTCGCGCTCATGCCAGAGGCCCGTAAGGCCGTCATAGACCCACGTCCATGTCGCGCAGGAGAGGCAATAGAACTGGTGGCCTCGAATGGAATAGGCCGTTGCCGTGATCGAGTCCTTGTCGGCCACCGCGTCAATGTCGCGTTCCACCGCATGTGTAGAAATCCGCTCGGGCTGGTAGCCGTTCAGAAGCCGGACGGTCCCGTCTGACGCGACATAAATCAGCACGTCGTTCAGGTCCTTGACCGAATGCCGGCAAAGGCAGCCGAGGTTCTGCAGACCGGCGCCGGGGATGCGCTCGAACGGGAACGACGCGGCGCCCGTATTCGACCAGAACTCGACCGAATTGACGCCGAACAGGATCAGTTCGGAAACGCCGCGGGCATAGGCGACCAGCAAGCCGTCCGGGTTCGCTTCGGCCGTCGCGAAGTCGAGCGCGTCAATCGCCGTGCCTTCGTCAATGCTCGATATGAAGAACCGGCCGTCCGAAATCGTCCAGACGAAATATCCACCGGTCTGCGTCACCGAATTGGCGTTCGGCAAATCCGTGTCGGCAATGGTCGCGATGGCGTCGCTTTCGACCAGATAGCGAAGGCCGTCCGAGACAAGCGCAATCTGCGGCGTGCCCGACTTCCGGTTTCGCGCCATGAACACCGGAGACGAGCCGGGGAAGCCGCCAATCGTGGTTTGGCCCCCGCCCACGTCCACTTTGTAAAGGCTGGTTCCGGCGACGATGTAGCCGTAGGGATCAACCGAAATTGCACCCCTGACCCGGCCCCCGCCGGATAGCGTGGCAAGCAGGCTCAGGCCTTCAATCGCGTAGATTGGGAAGCCGACCTTAGCGCCCTTGCCGGCCTGCTCCGCATAGCAGTTGACAAGGCGCGTGCTTGTGTCCGGGCCATAACGGCCGGGCTCGGATTGAACGCCGAGATCGAGCGGGACGACGCTCAACGCCAGCCCCCATAGGCAGGCACGAAGCGAATTTCGTCTTCCCGGTCGTCGTCAAGGAAGCCTTGTAACAGGGCCTCGGCGCGGGCAATGACCCGGTCCGTTACCGGGCTGGCGCGGCCGTAATCGTCGGCCAACCGCGAGGCCAAATTGTAGCCGACAAGCTCAAGGTGTTCCTGGCGGACGTCAAGATTATTGGTGAGGGCGTCGATGTCCTCGAACTTGCGCTGGTAGGTGTATTTGATCGTCTCCGACGTGACCGCGGCAAGCGGCTGGTAGACGTACATCACGGCGGAATCGCGCTGGTAGTCGACGTAATACTGCGACGGGACGCCGGTCGAGAGCTTAAGCGGGCATCGGGGAAAGGGTATAGTTCGCCGTGTTAGCAACGAGCGTTGCCGAGCCTTCGGTGTAGCGCCAAAGGCTCTCATATTCCTGCCAACTCTTTAGCATGAGCGTGAGCGCCTGCATGGCGTCCGCCGCTTGGTTGGCGGAAGGCGTCTCGCTGCCGGACAGAACGCGCAGTTTCTTCAGCGCAAACGTGATGATTTCGTTTGCGGTCATGTTGTGGTCGATGCTGCCGCTCGTCGCCATCAGAGCATGTCCGCGGTTATTTGATTATCGGTCAGGAAATTGTCTGCAGGCTCGGGGCTAAGGTCCGGCGTTGGGCGTTCCGGCTTGCCACGGACGTGATCTTGCGGGTGAACCGGGTCAACTTCCCAGTAAGCCACCCACAGGCCGGTCTTGCGTTCCTTGACCAGATCCCCAGGCCGGACCTTGAAGCCCGACCTCATGCAGATATTGTCGCCCACTGTGGCTTAGGCCTTCGGGCGGAAGTGGATGCGGATTTCGTATGTCCCGCCGCTCACCTGACCATTGGTGGTCAACTTAACGTCGCCGGTAAAGCCGGTGCTCTTCGGGTCGCGCTTGCCGCCGTAGCCCGAGAAGTCGACAACACCGGAACCGGAGGGGAGGATTGCCACTTCATCGTCGGTGTCGGCGTCAAAATACAGCCGCGCGCTCGACATGCCTTGGATGTCATATTCGATCGTATCGACCACGACATAGGTCGGCGTCCGACCGCCGGCAAAGGTGATTGCCGAAACGTCGATTTTGACCACGCCGGACTCGCCGGTCCCGTCGCTGACGTTTGTCAGATGCAGGAGCTTTCGGCCATCTAGGCCTCCTCTAGTAAGTATGAAAAAGGGCGGAGCCGAAGCCCCGCCCATGAGACCGTTACGAGTTGGCGTCGATAGCCGGCATGACGAAGCCGGACAGCGAGTCGGTCGAGGTCGAGAGGTTGTCGAACAGGCGGCAACCAAGGGCGTCGATGCCAAGATCGTGCGTGGTCGTCACGTCCGCATGGCCGACGCGGTTATGGGCGATGATGCCGCTGTTCGCGCTGGTGTCGATGTTCACCAACAGTTCGTTGGCGGTCATCTTGTGGGACAGGAAGTTCCACATGATCTGCCCGTACTGCATGTCCTTGCCGGTGGCGAAGAGAACCAGCGGCGAAGCCGTGCCTTCGTGAGCAACAAAGTTGCCGAAGACGACAAGGCCGAGAATGTCGGCATTGGCCTCGATGAACTCCGCACTGGCGGCGTCGACCGACATCCAGCGGCAGTTTGTGACCCGGAGGCCGTCCGCATTGTTGTCGCTGGTCGAGGTCGCCTTGATCGGCGTGACGAAGTTCTCGTCCACGACGTTGTTGACGAACTCACAGGCGTCGATCCAAGCGCCCTTCGCAGTGATGGCAAAGCACGTCACAACGTCGGCGTGGCCGGCTGCAAAGACGCAGTTTTGGATTTTCACGTCGGCCGCAGAAATGGCAAACGTCACGGTCGCCGCACCGTCCATCAGGAAGCGCGGACGCTGGTCAAAGTTGCCAAGGCCAATGATCGTGATGCCGGCAACGTCGGCCGCAATGCCGCCAACGCCCGTGACCGTCTCGGCGTGGTTTTCCTTGATGATGATGGTGTCGCCGTTGTTCGCCGTGCAGCGGCCAATGGCGTAATCGAGCGTAGCGAAGGGGCGCGACTGCGTGCCCTTGTTGCCGTTCGAGCCGGTCGCGGAGTCAACCCAGAACACCTTGCCGGAAAAGGTGACGAGTGCCGGGACTTCGCGGATGGACACACCATTCGCAAAGCCGTTGGGGAAGGAAGTCATAGGAGCAGTCATGGTTTATCTCCCGATCGCGGTCTGTGACCGCCTCGTGAAAGAGGAAAGCGAGGGTGAGGAATGAAAAAGGGGAGAGCGCGAAGCACTCCCCTCAGTTCAGTTAGGCGCCTTCGGTGCCGTAGATGCCGCGGAAATCGCTCCAGCTCGGAACGTAACGCTCATAAGCTTTCGCCTTGGCATTGTCGGTGTCAAAGTCCGAGTCCTTGGTGAACTCGATCGCCTTGCGCTGATAGCTCTTCAGGCTGTCCGGCGCGTTGGTCTTGACGAACCAGGCGTCCTCGTCGGACAGGTAGTGGTTGACCACGAAGCCGCCGGGCAGGATGCCCATCGAACGGATCGCGTTGATGTCGTTCTCGGCCGTGCCGACACGCAGTTCGGATTTGAGCACCCGCTGCGCCTCGAACATGAGGGCCGGCGGAATGATCAATTTCTGCGGCATGAGGGCGATCTGAAGGCCGCGGGCGTTCTTCGCCTTGGCGATCTGGATCAGAATGTCCTCAAGCGAAGCTTCCGAGAAGTCGGCAGCAGTTCCCAGTTCGTTCGACTGGTTGCCGTTCACGGTCGGGTGAGCAGTCGAGATAAGCTCGACGCCGTCGCCGCCCGTGTAGCTGTTGGAGAACGCGCGATTGAGAACGTTCGCGTGAACGA